AAATGAGTTAATTAATTCATTACGTCTTACTTCATTAGCTAAATCAGATAGTTCTTCTAATTCAGGATTATTCTTTGCAATTTCTTCAAGTTTTAATTTAGTTTCTTGTAATTTAACTTTTAATGATATTTTAGTAGATCTTGTACTCTTCCATGTAAAATGTCCTTCGTTAAGAGTCTTTACACCTTTAATTTCAATACAGAAGCCATCTCCATGCTTACCATTAGGCTTAATATACCAAATGTTTCTAGGGATCATATCTGGAGTAATATCACAACCTTCAGGAAGTTCTACTTTACGTTCTCTTTTTTTAGTATTAAAGTTTTGAGCTGATTGTGAAGTTGCCATACGTAAGTTTTCTTTACGATTATCACGACCTACACGATTAATATGATCTACGGTATGTTGTTGTCCTTTACCTTCAAATGTTAATTTATTCATTACTAAATTATGTAAATATAATGTTTTTTTATTATTATCTTCATCGTCAGTATAAAAAGTTCTTCCTAAATATCCACCATCATTTAGATAACACCATGAATTAAAACATACTTTATCTTTATCATCTGCATCAAAAACATGTAATATATGTTTATTTTTAAAAAGAGCATATGCTACAATATATTCTTTATTATTATATTCAATTATTTCATGATTAATTTCTTTAGTAGTTTTATTATCTTCTTTTTTAATATTAATAAATTTAGAGATTATATTATTTTCAGTCATTTTTGTTTATAGATATAAAAAAATTTATTATCTAAGATATTTGATATTCAATTTTTTTATATTAAATATAATTTTAAAATAATAATATTACTATTTTAAAATTAAATATTTTTTTTATTTTTTTAAATTAAGTGATTCTTTAGTTAGAGTCGGTGATTCCATAATCTTTCAATTACAGCCGGACTATACCTTAAGTTCGTTATCGATAATGATTAGTTATCTAGAACCCAAAACTATCTAGTCTCTGAACCTTCTCCATAGCCTTATCAATAATGGCTTTAGGAGCTTGGATGCGGATTGCCCAATCTCTTGCTTTTTTACCTTTGGGTACGGCTATTAACCGTGGTCCTCTAAAAACTTTCGAATTTAGAGTGGTAGCAAGAGCTCTAAGGGTGTTCCCGTCAATTTAGTCTTGTTGCCAGAATTTAATCTGACTAGCTACAAACTACATGTGAATAACATGTGGGAGTCATAACGTTTTTCCATTGTAAGAGCCCATTTACAATGGCGTGTAACTTTTGTGCCCAGTCGAACTGTGTCATTAAGGCTAATCCGCCCATGCCAGAAAGGATACGTAATACGTTGTAGTTAAGTGCATAGATGGAGATTTTGCTGTCATCAGCAAGGAAAGAAGATTTGAAATCATTTACACCATCAACACCAAATGTGATGTTAAGGGTTGCATTATCGATACGAGACATATTGCAAGTACCAGATGGTTGATGATCTTCAGGATTTAGTGAGAAAGAATACATACATAGACCGTCAGAGGGTGTATTGGAATGGTGCTGCCAAGGTTGTACGTAGTTAAAATAATTTCCATCACGTTCGGAAAAACGATCATGGCCATTAAGTTGTAGGAGACCTTTTTGTACGGGGTTTTCAGTTCCATTCATGTATACACCATAGTTGTCATATTGGCGTACTGCAACGTCATATTTAGCAGCACCATCGCCAGCTGTAGGGCGACCAGTTAAAGTAGCAAATAGTTTACTGATTGGTTGAGATACGTCATCTAGAGATAAGAGGTCACCAAGAATGGTGATATTATCAATATCCCATTCAGTGTTACTAATAGCAACTGCATTAGCAGCTGCGAATTTTTTTCCTAAATCAGAATTAACATCAACACTAGCACTAAGTTGTAATTTGTTATTTACTAAGTTGAGAGATGTATCTTGGTATTTAGCAAGAGCTAGTACAAAACGCTTGGTTGCTTTAAGGCGTAAGTTATTAGTATCAGCGGAATCATAGGCAAGGAATTTATATGAACCAGAAGGATTAGTATATCGTCCAAGTTTAAGATTCCAGTAAAGAGCTTTACAGGGATGATTGAAGTTAAGACGGAATTTGTTGCTATTGATTGATACAGATTCTTCGCCAGTGAATTGGATTTGTTCAATAAGATATTCATGTGCATTTTGAGCAAATTTCTTACGTTCTTCGCTTTCAAGATAGACATAGTCTACAAAGAGTGAAGCAGCTTCCATACGAAGCTGTAATTTATTTCCAGGGGTACTATCAGTAAAACCAGATGATATAATACATTCTTCAAGTTTTCGGAATTCAAATTCATAACGTACATCATGGTATTGAAGAGCAATGAGGGGTAGAGCTAGACCATCATTACGGCAATGGAAGAAATATAAAGGTACATATAAAGTAGCTGATTTATGTGATTGAGCTAATTGTGTGAGTTCTTCAGTATTACCGATCATCTTAGCATAACCACGATCTTGACCAAATTTACGAGATAATTCATACCAGCAATTCATCCAATCGCCATATTGTTTATCAATTTTAGTTCCTCCGATATTAAGCTCGACAGATGAAATTAAAGCATGACCAAGCTTTTTAACCCATGCCCATTGTTCTCCTGCAGCAGCATTACCAGCACTTACAACAACACGAAGATATACATTAGATACGAGATCTCCATTTCTTTGTAAGGTTGCTGATACCTTGCGACCGAAATCAGCAGCACCAGAGAAAGTTTGTTCAATGCTTTCTACAGCAAAGTTGGTATGTCTTCTGTATACAACTTTGAAAAAAGTAATTTGTGGATTACCTGTTAGGTAAACATCTTGTGCACCATACGCGACCCGTGATTCTTATATTTTTCAATATAAGCGGGACTATACCTTAAGCTATCAACGAAAATAGGGATTTTTCTCAAGCCTACCCATTATAGTCTCTGAACCTTCATCTCTAGTATTTTACCCATATATACTAGAGATGCTTGGCTGCGGATTGTCCAATCCTTAACGTTTTTACTATTCCGATGGTCATTATCCAACGGTATTATATTTTTCACAAAATATAAGTAGTAGTTAAGGCTCTAAGGAGTTTCCCGCAATTTAAGAGTATTGCCATAAATAAATTATGACTAGCCAATTATATTTAACTATGTATTACACTATTTACTCTTATTGGTATTACATAGAACCAATAAGATAGTTGACTGTTCAACTCCATCATTAAAGTTGCATAAGTCCGCCTCCCATATTGTTATATATAATATAGTATAAGAAAAAAAATAAAATAAAAAAAAACTAATTAAATTTATATATATTTTTTTAAATAAAATATATATAAAGTTATTAGTTATTTATATATAAATATTTATAATGTCTGATTTTTCGACAAATTTTAAAGATAAAAATATTAAATATTCTTCTTTTTGTAATAATATTTTAAATAAATCATTACTTATACACGGAACATTAGATAGTAAGCACCAAGAAAAAATTAAAGAATTTGAAAAAAGAGAAAAGATTATAATAAAACATCAACATAAATTAGATAAACTAAATGAAGAATATAAAATTTTAAATATAAAAAAACCAATAGATTATATCGAACAAGACATTATAAAAAAAGCTAAAATAAAAGATCAAATTATAGAAGTACAAGAAGAAATTAATAATTTAAATAATATGTCGGATACACTTGAATATTTTAATAATACAATTGATTTATTAAGTAAATATTATGATGATAATAATAATGAAAATGAAAATATTATTGATATATTTAATATTAAAAAAAATGATGATAAAGCACAAATATTTATAAAATATTTAAAAAGAACAAATCAAATAGATTTAAATCATAAACAAAAAAAAAATAATATTAAAGTATGTTCTCAATGTAATGTTGATAAAATATTACATTTACAAGATGGTTTATTTTCATGCGTACATTGTGGAAATTGTGATTTTATATTAGTTGATAGTGATATGCCAAATTATAAAGATCAAATTATAGATTATAAACATAATGGATATAAACGTATGAATCATTTTTCAGAATTACTAAACCAATATCAAGGTAAAGAAAGTACTGAAATACCAAATGAAGTTTTTGAAAAAATTATAGATGAAATAAATAAATTAAGAATAGAAGATCTTTCAACTCTTAATAATTATACAATTAGAGCAATTTTAAAAAAACTAAATTTAAATTTTTATTATGAACATATATCTTATATAATTAATAAACTTAATGGTATCCCTCCTCCATCAATTAACAGAGAATTAGAAGATAAATTAAGACAAATGTTTAAAGAAGTACAAGAACCATTTCTTTTATATAAACCAAAAAATAGAAAAAATTTTTTAAATAATAATTATGTTTTTCATAAATTATTTGAATTATTAGAAGCTGATCATTTATTATCTTCATTTCCTTTTCTAAAATCAAAAGAAAAATTATATGAACATGATCAAATATGGAAAAAAATTTGTGAATATAATAATTGGCAATTTATTGAAAGCATTTAAAAAATATTCTAAATAAAAAATATAAATAAATAATAATATAAAATAAATAATAATAATATAAAATAAATAATAAATATAAATTAATAATAATATAAAGATTTAATAATATTAAAAAAATATAATGCTTGACTATATTTTTTTAATTCCAATTGGATCTTCAATTGATGGAAAATTACTTGAACAATATTTAAAATTAAGATCATGGTGTGATAAAAACAATGCAGATATTTTAATTACAACTGGAAAAATGCATAATTTTGCCAGAAATTATTTAGCTACAGGTGGAAAAGGTTTTGATAATCCTAATCCTCCTGATGCAAAATGGTTAATTTGGTTAGATAGTGATATTCAATTTACTATTGATCAAATAGAAGCTTTAATAAAGATTGAACATCCTTTTGTATCAGGATGGTATGTATCAGATCTTGGTAATCAAGTAATGGCAGGAAAATGGGATACTGAATTTTTTAAAAAAAATAAATTTATGCCATTTTTTGATAAAACTAAATTAATAGAATTAGCTAAAGAAAGACCAGATGATTATTTAGAAGCAGATTTTGTTGGATTTGGATTTGTTAAAATTCATAGAAATATTATTGAAAGAATGAGTTATCCATATTTTACTCTAAATATTCAAGAAATAGAAAATTTTAAAGATTTATCATCAGAAGATTGTAGTTTTTGTCAAAATTGTTTTAAAGAAACAGGAATTAAACCTATTGTTGTTCCAAATTTACATGTTGGACATTTAAAATCAATACATTTATATTAAATTTTATTTAAGCTGCTTATTCTGATGTAGATTTACTTGATTTTAAACTACTTCTTATTATCAAATTTAATTCTTCTTTTATACTTACATATGTTTCATTTGTTGTAACAAGTTTAAATTCATCAATATAAATATTTTCATTTTCAATTTTAACATGAAGAATTATATTAGGTTTACGATTTTCACCACCGTCCAAACCAAAATTAAATTCTTCCCAAAACCTGTTATTTATTGTTTGTTTACCATCTTTTTCCATTGTTACTTGTACAAAACCAGATTTATCATCTTCATCTTTATTTTGTCTAAAATTCAAACTTACAGGTTGATTAGAAAACTTTTTTAAGTCTTTAATTGTTTGATTATCGGTAAATTCACCTAACAATTTATTCATATATAAATTTATTGATGTTTTAATTTCAGCATTTTTTTTATCTATTAAATCATTTAGTATTTTTAAATTATCTGAATCTACTTTACTAACTTTTTTTTCCTCACCATCATTTTTTTCACCATTATCTTGTTCACCATCACCACCTTCTTGTTCTTGTTCTTGTTTTTTTTCTTCATATGTTAACATATCTGTATTACCATCATATAGTTCAATAGATTGCTGGTCATTTAGTTTATTTTTTTGATAATTAATATGATTAGTATAATTTTCATACTCAATAGTCATTCCTTGACTATTTTCATTTATATATTTTATTTTAGAATTTCCCTCTTTAATATTTGCAGTTATTACATATCCATCTTTAAAATATGTATGAAAATCTTTTAAACTAAAAAATAAATCTATATCTTTGTTCGCTTGTTCCGGATTAATCACACTAGCTAGAGTTTCAATTGCACTAGTTCTAGTTTCAACTCTTCTAAATTGTTTAATTATTTTCTCTCTTAATTCTTTATCAGAAAATTCAGTAGGAAAATGAAATACCAAGTATGTTTCTATGTTTGCTTCAGCTTCAGCTTTTTCAGCTGCTGCAGTAACTGCAGCAGTTTTTTCTTCTTCCAACTTTTGTTGTGACGTCTTGATTCCTATAGAATTTAATATTGTCCTAATAACCCCCCCTCCCTCTAATTCATTATTATTTTTTAATTGTTTCAACATATGATAGCGTTGTTTATACTTCATATATTTTTGATAATATTCATCATCTAAATTTAATTCCATAATATATATATATATATATTATATAATATTATTTTTTATATAATATATATACTTAAATATACTTTATAATAATATTATATAATAATGGGTGGTGGATTATTACAAATAGTTTCATCTACAAATGAAGATTTATTTATTACTTCTAAACCTCAAATTACATTTTTTAAATTAGTTTTTTATAGATATACAAATTTTTCAATAGAAACTCTAGAAGAATTTTTTGATGGAGCTCCCGATTTTGGAGAGAGTGTAACATGTACTCTTGCAAAAACTGGTGATTTAATACATCATATGTATTTAAAAATAGATTTACCTGAAGTACATATACCTATATTAAATAATTCTATAATACATCAAAATAATAAAAATATTAATGATATAATATTAGAATATAATAAAATAAAAGAAGACTTTGCTAATTATAAAATATATATAAAATATTTTTTTATTTTATGGAGATTATTATGGAAAGAAGTTATAAGTATAGCTGGTAATTATAATTCAGTAATTAATATAATAAATTTGTATAAAAAATCTGATAACTGGATAGAATATAATAAATATAACAATATATTTTCAAATGTATATACAAAAAAAAAAAATAGTAATATTAATTTTGATATTGTTTATATGTTTGAATTTTCATTAAAAACCGAGTATCAATTCTCAAATTATAGTATTCTAAAAAACAATGAATTTAAAGAAAAATTAAAATTATTTTTAATAAATTATCGTGAAAATACGTCATTATATAATAATCAATTATTTAACGAATTAATAAAAATAAAAAATATAATAGATACAGAAAAGACAGATTATTATCGTTTTTCATGGCTTCCAAAAATAGGATTAAGATTAATAGATAATATTGAAATATCAATTGGTGGTCAGGTAATTGACAGATTAAATTCTAACATGTTAAATATTTGGTACGAGTTATCAGTATCACATAATCAAATAAATACATTTAATAATATAATAGGTAATATACCAAAATTAAATACTTATAATTCAAATAAAAAAGATTCATATTCATTATATATTCCATTACCATTTTGGTTTTCAAAATATACAGGTATATCTTTACCTGCTCTAGCATTAAGATATCATGATATTCAAGTAAATTTAAAATTAAAAGAATTAATTGATTGTTGTACAATTGAAACAATAGAAAATAAGTTAAGTGATAATATAAATATAAATGAAATTATAAAAATATTAAATGTGTCTTTATATATTGATTATGTATATATAGAGCAAGAAGAAAGAAAAAAATTTGGAAGAAATTCGTTAGAATATTTAATAGATCAACATCAATACTTACCTGTAAATAATATTAATTCAATTAACATAAATCAATTATTATATTTTGTAAATCCAATTAAAGAATTATTATGGACATGTCAAACAAAAGTATGGGATAGATATGAATTTGTTAAAATATATAAATTTCAATATATAACAAATTTAACAAATGATAAAATAAAATTAATTATTGGTGAAAAACATTTAATTAAAAAAGATGATAATATAAAAATATATAACAGTAAATATTATAACAATATTTATAAAGTTATAAATACAGATGAAACATCAATAACAATTAATAGCGATTTTATAATAGATGATTATGGATATATTGAAATTATAAATACAATATTTTCAGAAAATACTATAGATACGTTAAGTATAACTTTTAATACTTTAGTAAGAGTTTCAGAAAGAGATGGAATGTATTATAATTTAATTCAACCTTGGAAGCATCATAAAAATATTCCATCGCCAGGAATTTATTTATTTTCATTTGCAATAAATCCTGAAGATTATCAACCTAGTGGTAGTTGTAATATGGGATTATTAGATGCAAATCAAGCATTTATAAATATAAATCCAATATTTTTTGAATATATGGAAAAAAATGTTTCTATTAATTTTTATGCAAGAAGTATAAATATTTTACAAATTACAGAAGGGATGGCTAGTTTAGCTTTTTCAATATAAAATTAAATAATTAAATATTTAATTTGATTATTTAAAGATTAATTTATTATTTAATAGTAATAAATTAACTATGCCAGGAGGCAACGGAGGAGGAGGGTTATTACAATTAGTTAGTTGTTCTGATAATAAATTATTAATAGATAATTTAAATTTTAGTCATTTTAAATTAGTTTATAAGACAGCTCATCCTTTTTCATTTCAAGATTTAAATATAAAATTTAAAGGGCAAAATAAATTTGGTGGTAAGCATTATTTAAAAATACCAAACTATGGTGATTTGTTACAAAATTTAACAATGTATTGTGAATTACCATCATTGGAAGCGAGATATAATAATGACATACCAACAGAACTAAAAATAAATATAGATAATAATATTTTTAATTTATCAACAAATAATATTAATTATATTTTAGAAAGATTAAATGATTTTACATATTTTACATATTTTGAAAATGATAATATAATAAATATTTATAATTGGTTGGACAATTCTAAAGAATTAAAAAAAAGTACAATATATCAAAAAGTAAAAGATTATAATATTACAAATAAAAATTTTATATCACCACAAAATTATGATCCAAATAATGTATTAATAAATGAATTAAATCAATTATGTTTTAACTATATTAATAAGAAAAATGATTTGTATAATTTTTATTATCCATTACAGATGCAATATTTATTACATTTATTACAAGTAAAAGATGATAGAAAAATAATGACATCATATGATTATTATCAACAATTTATTTTAAAAATAACAAATTATATAATTGAGAATAATGAAATACAATTAATTAAATATATTGAAGAAAAACAACAAGATTATGTTTTAACAAGTTTAGACAGTCAAATTTATTATGAAAATATAATTATTAATTTAATACTTAATATTAATACAACAACTAACATAGAACCATTAATGTATTTTTATAAAAAAAATGGTATTATATATGATTTGACAGATATATTAGTAAATAAAAAATATTCTATAACTAATTCTAATTATATAATTAAAACAGAAAAATATACAAATAATGATATTACAATAGAAAATGAAATTTTAAATAATACAATTAATAATAAAATATATTTTATTGGTTCAAGACCTCAAATAATTAAATCAGAAGATTTATTTCAAATATTAAAAATTAAATTTATAAAAAGTAGAACTAATAATATTAGTACATATACATTAAATCCGAATGAAGCAATAGAATGGGAGATACTAATTTTAGAAGACACATCAAAAATTAATTTACCATTTTTAAATGATGGTAATAAGTATTTAATGTATATATATAACAGTATAACACCAAATGAACAAAATATAACTGATTATCAAGGAAAGTATATTATAGATAACAGTCAAAAAAAATTTTTTGTAGATACAAATGATAATTATATTCCTATTACTTATTACATTGAAGATCTTTCACAATTAAATATTAATAAATCATTTATTCCTGTTTTATTATATAGTAATTTAGAATTAAATATAAATTCAGACGAATTTCAATATAATAAAAAATATTATTTAGATAAAAATATGAATTTTAAATTAATTAAAGAAATTTATATAGATGAAAATGGTAAAACAGGAATCATTATAAGTTTAAAAAAAAGAGTAGATACAAGTAATAATAATATTGATACAAGTAATAATGTATATATATCTGAAGATTATTATGTAGATGCAAGTGGAAATTACAGAGGTCCTATTTATTCATATGAAGATATTAGTGACAATTATATTGTAGACACTACTGCTGATTTTATTATTGATTTGATTGGTAATTTTACTCAAGATAGATCAATTCAAACTCAAAAAGATATAAATAATAATTTAATACCAATATATGATTTTATCAATAAAGGAAAAGGTTTTAAATATGTTTATAAAGGGAAATATTATAATTATTTAAATTTGTATTATAAAAATAATTATGAAAAGCCATCAAATTTGACAGATGGATTTCCTTATCTTTTACCTTTTGCTATTTTTGAGTTATCATCTTATTATAATAAGTTAA